TCCAAGCTCATGCCGGCTTCTTTAGCTTGTTTTTGTGCTGTCATCATGCTGCCACCAAAAATCATACCTGAATTTGATAAAGTTAAAAAACTGTTGGCTAAATTTTGTGTTGCGCTTACCTGTGCAATCGCAGCCCCGAATATAACGTCAACGCTTTTACCAATTCCGATTGCTACTACATCCGAAACTCCCCTCAATGCTGTACCAAAGAAAGGCACTAGCCCTGCTAGACCGCCCGACAAGGATTTAAAGCTGGCAATCATTGTACCAATGACTGATTGCATGGTATTTAAAATGGGAATCACTGCGGTAAATGCAGCACCTGACCCGGAAACCGCAGTACTCAAATTGCTCATACCACTAACAGTAGTATTGAATGCAGTGCCAACACCGGTACCAGCATTCTTGAGTCTATTCAGATTGTTGGTCAACTGCTCTGTGGCTTTTCTTTCAGCATCCGTGGCAAACACATTTCTAGTAGTGGCCGTGTTCAAATTGGACAGTGACCGGGCCACATCTTCAGCCTGTGCAGAAGTAAGTCCCAAAGAACTGCGTAAATTTTCTATTGTGTCATCAATTGCTGCCATATTTTAGTCCGGTTCGAACCCCAAATAAATAAGATATACATTATTTATGGGATTCAAAAATGACAGAACAAGTACAAAACCCGCTGAACAAATATTTCAGACAGCCTCAAATGCATCTGAGATTACCCAGTCGCGGGCAATGGTATGCACCTGGCAGTATCGAAATGCCTGTTACTGGTGAGGTTCCGATTTATGCAATGACTGCTAAAGATGAATTATCAGCTAAAACCCCCGATGCATTATTAAACGGGCAATCCACTGTTGATGTGATCGCCAGTTGCTGCCCTGCTATCAAAGATCCATGGAAAATGCCAGTAGTGGATTTGGATGCTATCTTAATTGCGCTGAGGATTGCTACCTACGGAAACGAAATGGAATTTGTCAGTGTATGTCCACATTGCGGCACTAAAAATGAGCACACTGCAAATCTAGGACACTTTCTAGAACAAATCAATTGCCCAGACTTTGCAACCACAGTCAAAGTAGATCAGTTTGAAATTTTTATCAAACCCCAAACCTACTACGATGTAAACAAAAGCAGCCTCCAGACTTATGAAGAGCAGCGACTACTCAGCGTGGTGCAGAATGAAACCATGGACGAAGAAATAAAGTTGGCCAAGTTTAATAAACTGTTCCGTAGTGTACTCAACATGACCATTAACTCTGTAGCTAAAAATGTAGCAGCAATTAAAACTGAAGCAGGTGATGTGGTGGAAGACGAGGCATTTATTGCTGAATTCTTCAGTAACTGCGACAGATCTATTTGGAACGCAGTCAGGGATCGAATCAAAGAATTAAACGATGGTAACTCTTTAAAGAATATTCCTGTGGCTTGTGATAATGACGAATGTCAGAAACCGTATGCTACTCCGTTAATGTTTGAACTGTCAAGTTTTTTCGTCTAAGGCTTTTGACACTAGATAATGAACAAGTCGTTGGTATGTTAGAATCATACGACAAAGAGTCAAAAGCCTTGAAACAGTCATTACTAAAATTATGTTGGGGTATGCGTGGCAGTATCAGCTTAGACGAGATATACCAATTAAGTTATCAAGATCGTGAAATGATTAATAAGCTATTAACTGAAAATCTCACAACTACAAACGAAACAGGATTGCCATACTTTTAAGATGTGCTGCGCACATCCATCACTTTCGTTAACACTCAGTGATCAATTGTGTTTCTTAAGAAGAGCGAAGCGATGTAAGTTTCATCCAGATTAAACAGTCACACTTTGCCCTTGCGGGCAAAATTGAAAAATGCTTCATCCGAGTAGCACAGTCACCAGCGTTAGAGCAGTTACAGAGGCGGTTGTCCGGTACCTCGAGCTCAGTTCTTATAACAACGGCATTTATACTACTCAACGCTAACTGGGTAGTATAAAGTGTAGCATCACTGCTACGTCTTTTTAGCCTTAAAAATTATGTTCAAACAATCAAACCGCGGCATTTGCGATCTTCGTCCTGTCAAGGATAGTGATTGAGTGCTCTTTACAGCGAAGAGTCTTCCATCCCTGCGATCCTAGATCCAGGTATACGGGCGTTCGATATTAGCTAACGCTTGCTTGATTACTGTTAATGCGTTGACACGAAGTCAGATTTTGTTTTTTATGTGGTTGCCATGGACACGAACAGAGATCTGTCCGTTATAATAATCTGTGGATTCTAATACTTTTCTATTGAATTGTTCTCTTGCTTCGATGTATGAACATTCTGCTTTTGATTTACAATAGTAAAGTATTTCTCTGGTAAAGTTTTCGGAGCCTAGTGTTGTGATGTCCGTAGATAATTCTACGCTTGAGCCATAATAGTCTCTCCAGTCGCTGTCGACCTTTGAGCGGATTTTCTTTTTCTTTTTAGCGCCATTCTTTAATTTCACTGTTTTAACAGTGGTCTTAGCGAACTTAGCCAATTTTTTGCCTATATATTTTCTATTGTTTGTTAGGTTTTCTATACAGTAAACATAGCCAACACAGTCGTCTGGCAATTCAGTAACTTCTGCACCTTTGTAATACCAACTCATGGTAAATCTTTTTTAATAGAAGATCTACCAAGTACCCAACCTTCACCTGGATATTCTCTACTTTTCATAGAGATGTTATTCTTACTCCACCATTTATTGCCTATAGTGGCACTTGTTCTTTTTGCAATGACTTCGGCAGATTGCTTTCTTCCAGACATTGTTTGCGACTGTTTTAACTTTTGCGCTTATTTTATTCTTTATAGAAATGATAGGTTTTTTAATACCAATCTGTCTTTCTTTATTTTTCTTATTTTGTTCTTCAGTCCTTCGAACTCCAGCGGTACCATCACCGCCGTCGGTTAAATTTCTTAATATACCTGTTCCCAAATCTTTTCGACCATACCAACGAATTAATCGTCGTTCTATTGCTAATGCACCCACATCACTAAGATTTTGTTCAACCATTATAATTTGATCAGGATTTTTTGGGCAGGCGATTTCATTTTTACTTTTAGATATTGCTCTTTTACCTTTTCCCTTACCGATATAGTAAGGTGTCCCGTCTGCTCTGAGGTAAGCATAGACATAGAATTGTAAATACATTTCTGATAGTTCCTATAAACTTTAGAGTCAGTGGGTGCGTTAACATCGCGACTGGCACTTTTATTTATCTGATTACTAACATCCTCGGGCAATTCCTCAACTGGAGTGTCTTGAAAAAACCAAGTCATGTTAGATTTGTTGTGCCATGTGTACTATAATTTATCTAGTTTAC